ATGTTAAACATTTTTACGAATTTACGTATCATTACCTCTCATGACACCATAAATGGATTTAAAATTTTTATAAAAATGCAATATTTTTGGATTTTGTAAAAAACACTGAAAACATTAAAGGGTTAATAATTGATATGATAAAATGAAAGAAATATTTACTGACGGATCCGTCGGTTGGATCGAATAATGGTTAATACCACTGTTTCAAATATTCTATATAGTACACAATATTTGACATGTCGTAAAAAAGATGTATGAATGAGGGTTAACACTATTCTAAAAGTGATGTTAGATTATTCTATTTACAATTAGTGTAAAATCCATAATATCTAAATATAAAATGATTGTTATTACTTCTTCATTGTTTTATTATTATTGTTATTTGCTTTTTTAGTTTGTACATTGGTTTGTTTTTTGCGTTTCAATTCTTCTTTTTCAGCTTCTTTCTTGCGTTTCAATTCTTCTTTTTCAGCTTCTTTTTGATTTTTTAATATTTTTTTATTTTTAGCATCGGTTTGTTCTTGTTTTTCTATTTTTTGTTGTTTAACTAATAAATTATCAATTTCATTGCTTATTATTATTTTTTTATCTGCAATGAGGTTTTTTAATTCTTTTGTTTCTTTTTCAACATTTATATCTTCCAATTTACGTTTTAGTTTTAATGTTTTCTTTGCTGTATTTTCATTTTCCTTAAGTTCTTTTTTATATGTTTTCTGAATATCTAATACCATTTTCTTTTTCTCTTTTTCATATATTTTTCTAGATTTGTTCAATTGATCAATAACATATGTAATATGCATTCTTTCACGTTTAAATTCATCTTTTGCCCGTTTTTTTTCTGAATCAATACGTATTTTTATATTATTTTTTTCAACATGAGACAACTCTGGTTGTTTCATATATTTTTTCATTAATTCAATTTGTTTTTTAAAAGCCAATATCTTGTTTTTAAAATCTTGTTGAACTTCTTTTATACGTTCATTTATTTCAATAATATGATTATTTATTTCAATAATTTCAGGTATTTCTTCTGCGATTGCTTTTAAATTGGAAATGTCCTTGATTTTTTTACCACAAACATTTTTTAAATTGTTGTATATTGTATTTTTAAATTTTTCATAATCTGTACCTGCATCATTAATATTTTTTTTTATTTTATTAATTGTTTCTCTTTTAAAAATATTCATTTCCTTAAGGTCTGTTTTAATAGATTTAATTCGATCTTTAATTATTGCAGATTCTCTTTTAGATGTTTCTATAATTTCGTTTATATGAGTTTTTACCGTTTTTATACATTCTTTTTTAAGATCTTTTTGTAAATCATTGCATTTTTCAAGTAAGGGGGCAAAACGTTTAACATTTGAAACAGTTTCCCAATCATTCAATGTTTTTGTTTGGTTTTCAATTTCATTTTCTAAATTACTGATTTGTTTATTTTGTTCTAAATCTTGTGGAAAATCGTATTTTTCTATTAATGTACGGGTTTCATCATCTGGAACTAATGGAACAACCACCTGTTTTAATACCGGTTGTGAAAATTGTCGAGCATCTTTTTCACGATTAAGATAACTTATATACCCTGCTATTTCATCAAGAAATCGGGCTTTACCTTCTGGTGAAAAAACCCCTTCATTTGTCAAAGAAAATCTTTCAGCGAATTCTCCAAAATTGTCAGGTATTTGTTGGTCAGGCATTTTACATAGGTTTAATAATTTAATTAATTCCATGGGAGAAACAGTAATAGGTGTAGCAGTCATTAACATAACGCGTACCGAATTTTCCCCTGATACAAGATATGAATTCATCAATGCTTTATGAAATGCATTCATATCAGGTCTTTCAAGTGAAGAAAGGTCATTTCCTCCATACAGCTTATGCGCTTCATCTATAATAATTAGTGTTTTGTGAAGTGGATCGACTGTTCCGTTTTTTTTAACAAGAAGTTTATAAAAATTATTCTGTTTAGAAACAAGATTACTAAACTGTTTGTATGACATTGGTCGAATTGACCACGATTTTGAAAGAAGTTTCATACGTTTTGATTGTTCTTCTGGAATAGGCATATTGGTAATTTTTGATCTTTCAATAATAGCCCGTATTTTTTCACTACAAACCTGATCAAACATGTTTTTCCATATATCGTTTTTGAGACTACTTCTAGTGACCCATAATATAGTGTATTCTTCCGATTCAAACGAAGAAGTTGCAGTAGCAATAGCAGCGCATGTTTTACCTGTTCCAACACTCCAGTTTAATAATATGCCTTTTTGGGGGGTTTGAGGTGTAAAATACGTTTTAATAAATAATTGACTGGGGGATAAATTAACTATAGAAGGAGCACCTCCAAAAATAATGTCACCTATCCCTCCTTTCATTGGTACTACTGGTTTAGGAAATGGATCATTATATATATTTAATTCTTTGAGAGGAGGACTATTATATTTTTTAACTGTTTTGTTGCTTTTACTTTCATTATAAGAAGTGTGTTTCTTTGATTTATTGCTTTTATTGCTTTTATTGCTTTTATTGCTTTTATTGCTTTTATTGATGAAATAGTTTTCAGAAAGTGTACTTTGTGTTAATGGTGAAATAACCTGTTCGGGTAATTCTTCAATCTCATAAGGTATTTCTGTATTTGGTTGTATCAAAGATTTAGAAAGAGGATTATGTGGAAGTTGCAATTGTTTTTTATTCAATGGTGGTCCATCGTACCCACATAAATTTTCCATTTTCACATTATTCCAATCAAACTGTTTAAAATATTCGTCTATAAATTTAGTTGTTTCTTTAAATCCAAGAGGTGTTTTTGGAAAAGGTATGTCTTTTGATGAACCATCTCCTCCTTTATTATGTTGAGTTGATTCTGAAATTCGAAAGTCGTTTGAATTTAAAGAATCAATTATTTTGGCTTCAGAGTAAGCAGTTAAACTATCAACAACTTGACTCGACGAAGGTTTTATTACAGAAAAATTGTGTATATTATTATTTAATTTATAATCGACAGAACCTAAAATAACAGTATTTTCTAATTCCGATAAAAAATTAAAAAGTCTAAGATCAATATTCAATGTTTTTAAATAAAGATCAAATGCCGATTTTGAATAATTAAACAAATTGCTGTACTTTTCATTTATTTCAATATCATAATTAAAAACATACAATACCCATCCCATTGTAGGATGAAATACCAATCCTTTTTGTCCACATGTTCTTGTTCCGCGTCCAATCACCTGTTTTTGATCCGCCAATGTTGTTTGTGGTTCAAAAATATGTATGTATTTTATATCAAAAAGATCTATACCTTCTTTAAACCCACTGTCCATAATAATAATTCTTGCAATATCTCCATTTACATTGTCGGGTCGGCTATTAAATGTGGACAATATTTTTTTCTTTGCAGAAACACTTATTGACTGATTAAATACATCTACTGAGGAAAGAAGATAAAAATTATTATATCGCGTTTTTAACAAGGTTTCATTTGAATCAAGATGAATTTTACCATATTTGGCCTTAATATTTGATTCGCTTTCTGTATCAGAATCACTATTTTCTCCTCCATTCATTTTATCGTTTGATTCTAAAGAAGCCCCGTAAGCCAATTTCATACCTTTGGCAATTAAGGCACTTGTTATAATTTTTGCACCTTGTAATCCCTTTAAATCCGAAAAAATAAAGTGTTTAAAAAGTTTACCATGATTTTTCATATCGGCATTATCCAATTCATCGATCGTATTTAATAATTTTACCAATTTTGGGGAAACAATTGGTAAATCATTCAATAGTTGAGTTGGATTAAATACCGGTTTATCAAATTTATAAACATTTGCACTTTTAATTAAATTGGATTTTTTACGAACACAATCACTGTTAAAGAGTGTATATGAAGGATTATTCAGTATGTGTTTTAATCTTTCAATATTCGCCTCTTCTTCATCCTTAATATCATTAATATGGCTATTAATATCTGATAATTCTTGACTATTAATAGATGATGTTGACATTATCAATTGAATAAAGAGAGTATATATTATGTTAATAAATATTTTCTTTTGACAATTAAAAAATTGATTGTTGTTTAAAATAGTATTTTTAAACAAACTATATAAACTTATCTCCGATATAAACCTATCTTAATATATAATACAAGTTTTTCAATTATTAAAATGTTGAAATCGGCTGAATACAAAGCCCCTTCAAAGATTATAGGAATTCAATTAAGTATGTTAAGTCCTGAAGAAATACGCAATAATTCTGTGGTTAATGTTACAAGTAGAGACACTTATATTAACAATAAACCATGTGTAAATGGTTTATTTGATGTGAGAATGGGCGTTTTAGAAAACTCATTAATTTGTCCAACAGATGGACAAAACTATATTAATTCACCAGGTTACTTTGGACATATAGAACTTGCTAAACCAGTTTTCTTTATTCAGCATCTTAAAGAAATCATTAAAATACTCCGATGTATTTGTTTTAAATGTAGTAAATTACTTATTAATAAATCTTTACATTCTCATATTCTTAAAAAGAGTGGTGAAGATAGATGGGAATATGTATGTGGTATTGCATCTACTGTTAAACGTTGTGGAGAAAAAACCGATGATGGTTGTGGTTGTAAACAACCAAATAAAATCAGTTTAGAAGGAATGTCAAATATTTTCGCTATTTGGGAAAAAATGGGTGAACAGAAAGAAAATATTACCATTAAACTAATTCCAGAATTAGTTATTAAAATGTTCAAACGTATAAGCGATGAAGACGTATTCTTTATGGGATTTAATCCCAAATGGTCACGACCTGAATGGATGATATGTCAAGTATTACCAATTGCCCCTCAAAGTTGTCGTCCATCAGTTAAACAAGACGCCCAACAAAGAAGCGAAGATGACCTTACTCATATTTACAGCAATATTATAAAAACAAATAATATACTTTTAGAAAAGATTGGAAATAAAGACACACAGGCGAATGTAATTGAAGGTTGGAGTGCCATTCTTCAACATTCTATTGCAATGATTGTTAATAATAAAATTAAAGGAATAGCCCCAATGGCACAACGTTCGGGACGTCCTTTACAATGTATCATGGGCAGAATTAACAGTAAAAACGGAAGAATTAGAGGAAACCTTATGGGGAAACGTGTTGATTTTAGTGCGCGTTCTGTAATTACAGGTGACCCAAATATTTCAATTCGACAGTTAGGCGTCCCAATGAAGATTGTGAAAAATTTAACAAAACCGATTGTAGTTAATGATCGTAATCGTGATTTTCTAATGAAACTTATTGAAAACGGACCGGATCAATATCCAGGAGCTAAAATTCTTGAAAAAAAAACTGGTGAACAAATATCATTAAAATATGTGGATCGGAATTCTATATATCTTAATAATGGTGATATAGTTCATCGTCATTTAATGGACGGGGATGCGGTTCTTTTCAATCGACAACCGAGTCTTCATCGTCTCTCTATGTTATGTCATATAGTTAAAGTAATGAAAACCGGTGATACATTTCGTATGAATGTTGCAAACACCAAAGGTTACAATGCAGATTTTGATGGAGATGAAATGAATATGTTTGTAAGTCAATCTGTCATTGCCGATACTGAATTACGAAATTTGGCAGCAGTTCCTTATCAACAGTTATCTCCCACTAATAATTCGGCAATAATCGGTATATTTCAAGATTCTTTACTAGGATCTTATCGATTTACCCGTAAAGATATCGCATTTACCCCACGACAAGCGATGAATTTACTCATGTCTTTTAATCGTATTGATTTGGAAAAATTAAAAAGCGCAGGTTCACGTATTACAAGTTTCGATCTCCTTTCTCAAATCCTCCCTCCCCTTTCCATAAAAAGAAATACGGGTCTTTTTCAAGAAGGAGAAGACCAATCTACTTCAAATAATGTTCTTGAAATTAAAGTAGGACAATATTTGCGAGGACAGCTTGATAAAGGATCACTTGGGTCTACAACAAAAGGCATTTTACAAAGAATTTTCAACGATTTCGGTTGCATGAAATGCGCAGATTTCGTGGATGACCTTCAAAACATTGTTACTGAATACATGAAAACCAGTTCATTTAGTGTAGGTATTAGTGATCTTATAGCAAATAAAAAAACGAATGATGAAATTGTACAAGTAATAAATGCACAAAAGTTAAATGTTCAAGGTATTATAGACAAAGTTCATCTAGGAATATTTGAAAATAACACGGCATATTCCAATATGAATGAATTTGAAACTATGGTTAATAATACACTAAACAAAGCAACTGAAGAATCTGGTAAAATTGGACGTAAATCTCTTAATAAAAACAACCGTTTTATCATGATTGTTGAATCTGGGTCAAAAGGATCACTTATTAATATTTCACAAATGTTGTGTTGTTTAGGTCAACAAAACGTGGACGGTAAACGCATACCTTATGGGTTTGATAGTCGTACTTTACCTCATTTTACAAAATATGACGATTCACCTGAAGCACGCGGGTTTATAGAAAATTCATTTATATCTGGACTAACCGCACCGGAATTATTCTTTCACGCAATGGCCGGAAGAATTGGTTTAATTGATACGGCAGTTAAATCGGTCACATGGGATACAACCATTGTTGTAATTGACAATGGAATACCGATATATACTGAAATCGGTAAATGGATTGATGCTAAAATTGATAACCCAATAAATACATTAACAATTCAAAAATTCAAAGAAAAAAATATGGAATTATTAAACGTAACAGATGTGTATATACCGACAACTGATGAGAAAGGTATAGTATCATGGAGTGAATTAACCGCCGTTACACGACACGATTTTGGTAGTTCAATGTATAAAATTAAAACCCGTAGTGGACGGGAAGTTGTTGTTCCAGAAAGTAAATCATTATTAGTATGGGATGAAAATAAATACGGGTTTTATGAAAAACCTACTCCAGATATCTGTGTTGGGCAATATATGCCAGTTACAACCGAATTAGCATCATTGTCGGATAATAGTATTAATGAAGTTGAACTGAAAAATATAAACCAAATTAGCGAAACAAAATTACAACATTCACGAAAATCAAACAAGAAAAATAATTATAAGTTTAAACTTACTAAAATCAACGGTATATTTATAGGAATATTTTTAGCAAAAGGACATATTCAAAACGATGAAGTTGTTATTGATATAGGAGCAAATAATTATTTAATGGAATTTTTGTCGAAATGGTTTAATAAAAATAATATTGAACATAAAACAACTTCTGAAATATCATCATTGATTGGACAATCATATTTATTGTCCCAATTTTTAAAAGAATTCGTATATAATAATGGTTCAATTAATGAAAAACATGTACCTAATATTGCATTCATGTCAAATAATGATTTTGCGGTAGGCATATTAAATGGATTTTATTCATGTAAAGCAGAAATAACAAATACTCATATAACAGTAGTTACATCACTTATTGAAAATGACAAATCATTACTAGAAGGTATTTCATTCTTAGCATTAAGATTTGGTATTTTCGGGCTATTTTCGGTTCACAATATATTTACTTATAAATTTACTATAAATTGCCAATGGTGTGAAAAATTTGCAAATACAATTGATTTGTTAGATAAAACGAAGGATACAGAACTTAAAACAATAAAATGGCATATGGAAGAGAGTATCGCAAGTTTTAAAAGACAAAATAATGTTATATTGGACGAAATAGTGGAAATTACCCAACTTACAAATGAAGAAGCTGGTCAATTAAATCATCCCAAACTGTACGATGTTACAGTTCCATCTACTCTTAATTTTCAAATAGCAAACGGGCTTAATGTACGTGATACATCAAGTACTGGTTATATACAACGACGTCTAATTAAAGGTCTGGAGGATCTTAAGGTAGAATACGATATGACAGTTCGTAATAGTCAAGGGAAAATTATACAATTTTCTTACGGAGACGACAGTTTCGATTCAACAAAAATAGAAAATCAGGTTATTCCGTTATCGGGAATGTCGATAGAAGACATATATTCGCATTATGATATAGCGGGTATTAATGAACCAGAAGGTGTAAATAGTACAACTAAAAAAGCGATTTTCACTGTAAATACATTGACAAGAATGAAGACTCAGAAAGAGGCTACTCTTATTAAATCTAAAAAATATATTGAAAAAATGTTGGAAGCAAGGGATGATATTGTTCGAAAAGTATTTAAAAATAAAAACGACAATATGGTTAAAACATCTGTTGCATTTCAATCGATAATTACTAATATACATGGTCAACTAGGTCTTAATAAAAATTCAGCTGTTGATATTACTCCCCTTGAAACTTTTGAATTAATAGAAGAGTATTACGTGAAGTTAAATCAATTGACCGATTATATAAAACCTAATCCTCTATTTGAAATACTATACTACTTTTATCTTACACCCCGTGATCTTTTGATATTTAAACGATTCCATCGTAAAGGGCTTATTTTCCTTTTAGAAACCATCCTTCTTAAATTCAAAGAATCTATTGTTCATCCAGGTGAAATGGTTGGTATTATTAGTGGCCAAGGTTGCGGGGCTGAAATGACTCAACTTACACTCAATACTTTTCACAATACTGGTAGTGCGACAAAATCGAATGTCACAAGGGGGGTTCCCAGAATCGAAGAAATATTGCGTCTAACAAAGAATCCGAAAAATATGTCAATGACCGTGTATTTAAAACCGATTGAAGAAACAAATCAAACGAAAGCGATGAATTATTCCAATATATTGGAACACATGAGACTTATTAATGTTGTTAAATCAGTACAAATATATTATGATCCAAACGACAATATTTCAAATATAGTGGAAGATCGTGTGTTTCTTGAACAATATCAAGAATATGAAAATATGATTGAAGACAGTATGAAAGACGGGGTCGGTGATGAGGCAACCGACAAAGAAAAGTTTGTTAAGTCAAAATGGGTGATCCGAATAGAAATGAATGCAGAAATGATGTTGGATAAAAATATTACAATGGATGATATAAATTTTGCTATAGTGAATAGTGAGTATAATAAAGATGTTCAATGTGTATATACTGATTATAATAGTGATAACCTTATATTTAGAATTCGGGTTAATAATGGCGTATTTGCAAAGATACAAAAAAGAAAGGTGGCAAAGTCATTAGACCAATCAGATGAAATTTATCTGTTGAAAAACTTTCAAGATGCGATTTTAAATAATATTGTTCTTCGTGGAATAAGTGGCATACGTAATGTACTAGCGCGTAAACTTCAAAATACTGTTCTTATGGAAGAGGATAAATATGTTCGCAAAGATACATGGGTTCTTGATACAACCGGTTCGAATTTGCTTGAAACACTTGGATTAGATTTTATAGATTATAAAAGAACAATTAGTAACGATATCAAAGAGGTATTTGATGTGTTAGGGATAGAAGCAGCCAGACAGTCTATATACAACGAATTGACAGAAGTGTTTGAATTCAGTGATATATATATTAATTATCATCATACAAGTTTATTATGTGATCGTATGACTTGTAATAAAAATATGGTTGCTATTTTTCGTTTTAAATCAGGACTTCTTAATGAAGACACAGGTCCTATTTCAAAATCAACATTTGAAGTTCACACTGAAATTTTATTGAATGCATCAAGACATGGCGAATTTGATAATATGAGAGGAGTAAGCGCAAATGTTATGTGTGGACAGTATGGACATTATGGAACTAGTTGTTTTAATCTTGTTTTAGATAAAGAAGCATTTGAGAATGCAACTTTCTTAGATGAAACAGTCAGTAAAGATATGATCAATGACGACGACGTATCTAATGAAATAGAAAAATCGTTTCAATTGGCATCCGCGAATGACATTGGGTCGAAAATAGATGCTTGTAATAAACATTCTTTAACAATACAAAATAATATTGCAAATATTCATTTTATGGGAGGTACAGATGCAAGTACAATATGTGATGATGATTACCATATGGATTTTTAAAAGAATACATTTTGTTTACAACATCTACCACCATTTTACAATAAAATAAAAAACATTTTTTATTACTACATTGGGAAGGGAGAGAAAAAATGAAAAAAAGAAAATAAAAAGGAAAGAGAGGAGAATACAACCAAAGTTTATTATTAAAAAAGTAGGGAAGGGGGGAGTAAAGTACATGTCAAATATTTTATTTTTTATAAAATATTTGCAATTACATGCATTGAACCATGTTGTAAAAATCAAAGATTGCCTATAATGGGCTGCAGTGGAATATCAGATGCCCGTTTTTGTTCAATAACTTCTAATGTCAAGTTGCTTGGAATTTTATCGGGTTTGTATGTTTCGGGGGGTGCTTGAATTAAACGTATATCGTGTGTTGCAGGTACATAATTGTATAAATCTCTAGATGATGAGGATGATTTTGCGTTTAAATCTTCTGGTAAAAGATTATAATTTGTATATTTTTCAGAAGAAATGTTACTGTTAAACGACCCACTACCAGAATTGCTAAATACATATGAACTTGGTTCACCATTACTTTCTAACAAAGGACTACTTAATTGTTGTTTTCCATATTGAGTATTTAAATATTCTATTATTTGAGAATCTCCTAAAAGAACAGTGTAATTTTTATTGACACGCAAGAGTGCAGGTACACTTTGGATGTTAGGAGGGAGAATGATTTTTTTACCGTTTTCT